GCTTAATCCGGCAGCATACAATCCGAGAAAAGATTTACAGCCGGGCGATCCGGAGTATGAAAAGCTCAAGCGATCAATGCAGGAGTTCGGATATGTGGAACCGATCGTCTGGAACAAGCGCACCGGGAATATCGTCGGCGGCCATCAGCGGTATAAGGTGCTTCTTGACATAGGTATCTCGGAAGTAGATTGTGTAGTTGTAGATATGGACGAAGAGAAAGAGAAGGCTTTAAATATTGCACTGAACAAAATAAGCGGCGACTGGGACTATGAAAAATTAAAGGATTTGCTTCAGGAGCTGGATACTGGGGAATTCGATTTAGAACTCACCGGCTTTGACATGGACGAGATAGAGGATTTATTAACACAGTTTCATATACCAGAAGAAAAAAAAGAGAGCAAACCAAAAGTGGAATTTAAGCCTGACTTTACCTTGGAACCTGAAATTTTAGAAGAGATAAAACAAAGTAGAATATTTTTTACCTTCTCTGGCGGTAAAGATAGCAGTGTTGCTGCATACATTATGATCCCCATTCTTAAAGAAATAGGCAAAGACTTTGAATTTATTTTTGTGGACACCGGGGTAGAAATCCCGTCCGTTTCTGAATATGTGGTTAGATTTGCTGAACATTACGGGGCAAAGTTAACTATAGTAAAAGATGGCCCTGATTTCTTTGAATACTATGAAAAGAAAAAAAGATGGCCCAGCGCCATTTTTAGGGATTGCATAGAAGCGCTGATAAATACACCTGCAAACAAGTATATTTTTAATAAAGTTGGGGAAGACGAGAAATTTATCATCATACGAGGAGGCAGGGCGGAACAGACCACCAACCGTTCTAAAGGTGAAAAATTTTACTCCCTCAAGAAGGGTAAAAGAGAGATTAAACTTTTAAATCCCTTGTTTGATTTGAGCGATGAGGCCTTCGAGAGGTACAAAAGACAACTGGAAGAAGAATTTGGGCTGTGGGAAGGTTATGCAAAGGGCTTTCAAAGAACCGCTTGCTGGTGTTGCCCGTTCCAAACCAAACAGCAATATGAAACAATCAAAAAAGAACTACCCTTTTTATGGGCAGTTCTTGAGCGAAAAGCTAAAGAGTGGGAATTTCAAGGAGAAACCCCTTTAGAAAAATATGTCAGAGGTTAATTACTTCTATGCCTGCTTTCCGGAGCAGTTCCCCAGTAAATCCTGTTATGTCGCAAGAGGGAGAACCTTTACAAAGAAAGGCTTTCTTACAACCATAGATGCGGGCTATCTGTAAAGCGATTTCTGCCCCAGCAATAAAGTGTTTGGAAACATCCTGGTTTTTGACGTTCTTGATTTTGGACCCCCTTTTGCCCTTCAAAGGGGCAGCAGGACGAGGGGTAGGCAGTCCGCCAAGCTGTTCGGGGCAGATGGGGATTAAATTATATTGTTTCGATAGCTTTGCAAATTTTGCAGGGCTGGGGACACTTTTACCGTGGTAGCGGCACGGAACGCCTAGGAAACACATAGAAAAAAGCGCATTTTCCAAAAAAATTCCTCCTCTACTGTAAATAATTGAGCAATTTTAACATAAACGAAGAATTTTGTCAATTACTGGAATCCATTATTCAACCTTCCGAAAAAAGGCGGTGCTGGCTGAATGAAAAGGGTTTTTATATCTCACCCCTACAAAGACGACCCGAAGGGGAACAAAAAGCGAGTAGACGCTATCTGCAGGGAATTAGCGGAGAGGGACGACATTCTTCCAATAAGCCCCCTTCATTTATTTAGTTTTATGAAAGATGATAGCAATAGAGAAGAAATACTCCGGGTGTGTTTTAGGCTTATAGATATATGCGATGAGGTCTGGATATATGGCGACAGCGAGGGATGTAGAATGGAACTAGAATATGCACGAAGCATAGGAAAAGTGGTGAGAGTACATGGCGGAAATATGGGAAAGGCAAAAGGATGAAAGCAGCAAGGCATACGCTGCTTTTTGTGTTTATAGGGATTTAGGTCCTGAGCGAAGTCTGGATAAAGCTTTGTCTGAAGCCAACAAAAAACCGACAAATCGCCGACATTGGTCTAGGTGGATGGAGAAATACCGATGGTATGAACGGGCTCAGGCATATGATGACTATATTGAACGCAAAAAGCGGAAAGAGAAAGAGAAGGCGATCCTCGAGATGGCCGATCGTCATGTAAAGTTGTCGAAGGCTTTCCAGCAAAGGCTCGCACAAAGGTTACAGCAGATAGACCCGTCAGAATTGAGCCCGTCAGACATGGCAAAATGGCTTGATGTGGCAACGAAATTAGAGAGATTGAGCATAGGCGAACCAATCGAGATAGGCAAGCAGGAGGTGCAAGGGCAGGTGATACAGAGGTATGAGTACGACATTACGCACAGAGTTGAGCAATACGCAGATGTCTACCGTCAGCTTGCACGACGAGGCGTATTATGCGGCAGTGATGAGGGCAACGATACTGGAGAACCCTTGGATACCACATGATCCGACGCCAAAGCAGGCGGAATTCCTTCTTATGCCGGAATTAGAAATTCTTTACGGCGGGGCTGCCGGCGGCGGTAAATCTGACGCTTTGTTAATGGCTGCGTTGCAATATGTTGAAGTGCCTGGATATGCAGCTATCCTGTTTAGGCGCACATATGCAGACCTATCACTACCAGGCGCGCTTATGGACAGGGCGCATGAGTGGCTGCAAGGAACAGCAGCGCATTGGAGTGAGAAAAATAAAACATGGACATTTCCCTCCGGGGCTACCTTGAGCTTCGGGTATTTGGAAAGCGAAAACGATAAGTACCGCTACCAGTCAGCCGAGTTTCAATTTATCGGCTTTGATGAGCTTACACAGTTTACTGAAACTCAATATCGTTACTTGTTCTCAAGGCTCAGGCGGCTGGAGGGCTCAAGCATACCGCTCCGTATGCGGACGGCGTCAAACCCGGGCGGTGTCGGGCACGAGTGGGTTAAACAAAGATTTATCGTTGGCGACAAACCGTTCGTCCCGGCTAGTTTGGACGATAATCCGCATATTGACCGGGAAGAGTATATAAAAAGCTTGATGCACTTAGACCCGGTAACCCGGGAGCAACTCCTCAAAGGGGATTGGACCGCAAGGGAAGCAGGCAATAAGTTTAAGCGTGAATGGTTTGAGATAGTGGACAGTTATCCCGCGGATGTAAGGATGGTCCGGTACTGGGACCTTGCGGCGACCGAACCGAAACCGGGGAAGGACCCGGACTGGACGGCAGGAGCGTTATTAGGTGAAAAAGACGGGATATATTACATTATTGACATAAAGAGAACCAGAAGCACGCCGCAGGGTGTGGAGAATCTCATTAGGCAGACAGCGGAGTTGGATGGGAAGAGAGTAACAATCTACATGGAGCAGGAGCCCGGCAGTAGTGGGGTTAATACGATAGACCATTACCGGCGCAGGATACTAGCCGGTTTTGCTTTTTATGGAAACAAGACAACAGGTTCTAAAGAAATGAGGGCAAACCCTGTTAGTTCTCAGGCAGAGGCAGGGAATATAAAGCTGGTGCGGGGCCCGTGGATAAATGACTTTTTAGACGAAGCAGAATTATTCCCACACGGGGCACATGATGACCAGGTGGACGCCGTAAGTGGTGCCTTTGAAATGTTGACCAGGAGAATAAGAATAGGGCCTGTAAACAAACCGTCGGGATGGTAAGGATGGTGATATATTTGCTAACAAATTTAGATTTCATTAGCCCAGGAAAGCCCTGGCCGCCGACAACAGAAGCGGAGCGGCTTGAGAGATATGCACAGAACCGGCTCCTGTTCGAGGGAAAACATGAGCAGGTATACAAAGACTGGATAAGGCTGCTCCGTGAGGACCAGCAAGCGACACTTGAAATGGTGCTAAACTGGCACAAACGATTGACACTCCTGTTTGCGGATCTGCTCCTTGGCGAACCGCCGAGAATTACGGCCGGTGACAAGGACAGCCAGGAGCAGGAAGCAGTAGAGAGGATAATCGAAGATAACGGCCTTTTAAATGTGGCGTATGAAGTAGCACTTGATGTGTCCAGATACGGTACAGGAATATTCAAAATTCGCTATGACGGCCGAGCCATAATCGAAGGCCAGCAGCCAGCAATCTGGTTTCCCGTGGTGAAGCCGGACAACATCAAAGAAACACAAGCCCATGTATTGGCCTGGACATATGAGGAAGACACTCAAGAGCGGGGCAAAACGGTTACAAAGAAGTATCTCCAAACAGAGATACATGAAAAGGGCAGGATAATCACAGCTAAACACCCGATTGAGAATAACATTATCGGCTCAGCATTGGAATACCAAGAAACAGAGACTGGCGTTGATGAGTTCCTTGTAGTACCGGTAAATAATGTCCTTACCACCGATAGAGTGACGGGTCTGGACGATTATTCCGACCTGGACAGCATCATCCAAGAGCTTGAGGTTCGTATTGCGCAGATAAGCCGCATACTTGATAAGCATGCTGACCCGAATATGTATGGACCTGAAACGGCACTGGAGCACGACCCAGTAACAGATCAATGGGGATACCGGGGCGGTGGTAAATATTTCCCGGTAGGCCAGGACGAACAGCCGCCGGGCTATGTTACATGGGACGGCCAATTGGAAGCAGCGTTCAAGCAGATTGATTTATTAATGGAGCAGCTATATATCCTTTCAGAGACATCTGCTGCAGCCTTTGGACAACTCAAGGCCGGACTTGCCGAATCAGGCACAGCATTACGGCGTCTGATGATGGCTCCGCTCGCAAAAGTCAATCGCATCCGCATGAGGTTTGACCCTGCACTAAAAGAAGTCCTCTGGCTGGCATCGAGATTGGAAA